TGAAGTGTTTCGGGGTAGCACCGAAACGGGGTGAAGAGTTCGACTTGGACGAGGCATTCTTGACCAAGATTACGGGCAAGGAAGGCGAGGCACTGATTGGCGTCGAGGAATACAATGGTGTGAAGCGTAATCGCATCGGCGAGTTCCTGAGCAAGACAGTGGCAAAGGTTGAGAAGGATCCTGAGCCGGCCAAGCCCAAGGCAAAGGCCCAACCCAAGGCGGAACCCAAGCCGGACAACGACGAAATACCGTTCTAATGCGTATTAGAACCATCAAACCGTACTTCTGGAAGCACCCCCTAACGGGGAGGCTTTCAGGGGATGCGAAGTGGCTAGCGGTCGCACTGCTCAACGTGGCAGACGACGAAGGCTACTTCCATGCCGACGAGTACTACCTACGGGGTGAGGTGGATCCTTTCGCAAAGGACACCAAAACCATACAAAAAAGCCTAGATGAATTGGCTAACATAGAGTTTATTAAAATAGTAACTCACCCCAAAATGGGGAAGATCGGTCGGATCTGTAAGTTTAAGGAGCATCAGGTAATCAATAGGCCGACGGCCAGTTCTATAAAAGGCTACTACTTAGCTAGTAATACCCAAACTCACGGAGCGTTCAGTGAGGACTCAGTGACGACTCATACACAACTCACTGACGACTCACTGCCGGAAGGGAAGGGAAAGGAAGGGAATGGAATGGAAAGGAATAGGATCCCATCGCTTGAAGAATGGTTGTCTTATTCAAAAGAAATCGGATTCGATGAAAGCAACGCTGAACAGACTTACAACTGGTATCAGTCAAACGGTTTCAAGGTTGGCAAAAATCCCATGAAAGATTGGAAAGCGTGTGTACGCACTTGCCACTTACGCAACAAACCAAAGCAAGTGAAGTCACTCACAGCAATCAAACCACAAACCAAAACAATTCAATACGAGGAGGCATAAAACTATGGGACGCATTCTTAACGCACCATCAAAGTACTCGGCTCAAATCAAGCATAAGCCTATGCGAGTCGAAAAGCTGATCACTGTCATGACGGGCGAACCGCACACAGGCAAGACCCACAGAGCAATCGACGCCGGCTACGCATGGATCTCAAACAAACCAAGAGCAACAGCATTGTTCCTGAACATGGAAAACTGGCTCAAGGACATCTCAGTGGCTTACCATGACAACAAACCAATCCAGTCAGTCCTAGACCTACCCACAAAGGTAGATCTGCTAATCATGGACGACCTATGGGCCAATGATCGACACCTGAAGGATCACAACGGGGGCCGGATCTCAGACCTGATCCGCAATCGCATGGACGCCGGCAAGACAACGATCATCACAACCAACTGCACATTTGAGGATCTAACCAACCTGAACGTCGATCAAAGGCTACTCTCACGACTCGATCCATCTAACGAGCATGCCAAGTGGATCATGTACAAATCAGTCGATGCAACAAAGAAGGCACTCGAAGGCAACTGGGAAATCAAACAACCACTCTGGTACTACGATGCAATCGCAGTCGCATCAGACGTCAAGAAGGGTCACTCCGGATGGTCGATAAGCCTACTTTGTAATAAAATGCCTGAGGATGGGTGGATATGGCTCGAATCGATGCTTACCCCTAGCGAACTACAAACCGCACGGGAATCGGCATTGTTGCTCGATTGCGTGGCATCTAATGAGAAAGATGTTGCCAACCTGACAACAACTGACATAGTGGATGAACTGGTAGCAGACAAAGCACCGGCAAAGGAAGCAGAGGTAGTCTGGTGAGTGAACCCACGACGTTAGCTGAGAAGATTGCGAGCAAGGGCCGAGAGAAGGGTTTGACCCGTTTTGGCCCACACCGAGCGCACATACGTGAGGGGGTAATGAACCTAAACCAGTCCGAGCTACAAGATCCGGAGATTCTTAGGAAGTGCTATAACGCTATCAATGAAGCACTTGAGGCTAAAGAATACTTGTGGAATAACAAGACGCACACGTATGACGAAAGACCAGATCACAAAACTCGTTTAAGATCTGCGGAACTATATCTAGGTTATGCAGTTGGGAAACCAGTCGAGCGAATCCTCACTACCACTAAGCACATCAAGACTGAGGATGATCGGCTCAAGGATTTGACCCCTGAAGCCTTGGAGCTTTTGGCCGACAAGCTACGTAAGCATGGGCAAGCGCAAGCAGTTATAGAGAATGTTCCACGGGCGGAAATTGAAAGTCATAAGTAGTATGATAATCAACGAGATCTGCAAGCGCACCATACACTGTTCATTGTGCGACAAATCAATGTTTGACCCCCCTCCGTTCCCCCTTTTTGGCCGGCCTTTTTCCCCAATATATACGAATAAAAAAAGGTCGGGTTCCCGTACCCCCCCCCTTCGCTTTAATTCAACATCGTCTTTCCTACGGCTAATTCCAGTTTTCTTTTTTCTCAACTTTGCGTTCTCAACTACTACTTGCCCTTTCGCTTTCATGTTGCCCAAGCCTAAGGTTCTTAAAAAGGTTTATGTGACTTGCTATTGGCGGGGTGAGGATCCCGATACGTCGAGGCTACGTAGCTCATCAGGCCGGCGTTTGGTAAGTGGTCGAAGCATGGCGTCGGATCCACGGGTGTTTGATTACGGGACAAAGCTAGTGGTAGGGAACAAGGAGTGGGTAGTTGTCGATACCGGTAGGGATGTAATCGCTAGGAAGGCATCTAGGTTGAATGGGCATAGGGGGGTTCCCGTTGTGGATTGTTTCTTTAATACGGAGAGGGAGGCCATGCGTTTCCTACATGCGCTTCCATCGAAGTGTTTATATGCGGAGGTCAAATGAGGGAGGGTTCTAAAGTGGTATGCGTCGATGACAGTTTTGAGACGGGGATTATCAACTTATACAAAATGCTTCCCATAAAAGATAAAGTCTATACCGTCCGTGGGATGAGCGTCGGCGTTTCGACAACAAGTGAGGCGGGGGAGATTGCCGTTTATTTAGTCGGCCTAGAAAATCCGTGTTCGAGTACCCCTCCGTTTCCTGAGCGTGGATTTAGGATTGAAAGGTTTCGTGAAATTGAGGAACCGGTTGAGGAAGCGGTTGAATACGCCGAGGAGATGTCAAAATGAAGGTACCACTTTCTAGGATTTTTTTCTGGATGGGGGATTCCGTTTATCGGTTGTTGGGTTCGTTTGGTTTCGGTGGGTGGGCTTATCAGAGGCTAATGAAAATATCGGTGGATCTGGATAAGCACGGGGATGTGTGGGCGTTTCGTCCGTCGAAACGGGGTTTTGGCAAATGGAAAACTGCGCCTTTTGGAAAGAAGAAAAAGAAATGAGAAGCTGGGCAGACCTTAATATGGGTTCGGCCTTTCCCCCGTATCGGGGGCTGAAAAGACAAGCTGGTTACTTGTCGTTCCCAGCATCTCTTTAAGAAAGGAAAAAATGAAAAAAAACAAGGACTTGGGAAACATAACGTTTGGTAAATCTAGGAAAGTGAAGATGGTCGAGGTGGATATTACTTTTAATAAGAAGTGCGGGGATAACCTTTACAAGCACGGGCTAAAGGAACTGAAGAAAGACAGGGATGCAGTGATCTCGTACATGGTGCGAGTTGCGATTGAACGGATGGTCAGGGGCAAGAAATGATTACTTACTTACCGGCTCCCCGCTGGGTTCAAACTCCTTTAGGAGAGGGGCTATGGGTTGGAACGATTGATTACGGGATTTCTCATAACCCGATCTACCTAGTTGAGATTGCGTCGAGTGGCGAACACCGGTGCATCGACATGAGGGAGATTCGGGGATTGGAAAACAAAACATTCAACATAGATCGTCCGATCATGAGTAGCGGTCGGGATCCCAAGCTATAAAAGAAAGGTAGGTTAGTAATGAGTCTGTATCAGGCATTCAATCGTAGCGTGGAGCAGGGCAGGACAGTGGAACGCAGTAACGTTATCAATATGGAGATTGCACGGGATGAGGCAATTATGGCACGGATCAAGTTGGTGGAACGGGGGCTAGAGGCTATTACCGTTTTGTCGCACCGGATCGCCGGCCTAGAGGCTAGGTTAATGAGTGCGGAGAAAAGTTTTGCGAACCATTCCGGAAACTGGGGTGATGACTATATAAAAAACTTGGGGGCCGGCCTGAATGCGGATCCGGTTGAAAAGGTGGAGGGGCCGAAGTTTGAGATCCCTGAGGATCTAATATACAACCGCACCAACTACACTCAGAAGCCGGCTAATAAAACGCCCGATAAGGTTGCCCGTCGTTGGGCTATCTGGAAGGCACAGTATGAATCCGGCATGAAGATCCTTCAGATTGCGAAAATGTGGGGTTGCGATCATGGCTCAGTCGCCTATGCCCGTTCGAAAAACTGGCAAGCTAGTACCGGATGGCATTCAAGATGAGGCCATTATATGAAACGAAAGAGGATCTTTCACGGGAAAGGGAAGTCGGCGAAGCGATTGCCGAGAAGTGGAAGGTCGGTATCGAAAAGTTGCCGATCAAGTACATCGTCGATTACGGGCTTACCCGTAACGAGAAGGTTGTTGCGTGGGCCGAGATTCGTTGCCGTTCGAAAGTATGGGAATGTCCTTTTATCTCAGCGCAAAAGTATTGGTCAGGGATCGAGCTTTCCAAAAAGTCAGGACTCCCGTTTTTCCTCATTTTCTCTTTTCCAAAACTTGTCTGCTACCGAAAAATCGAGGAGGGGGAGTTTCCGGACATTGTGTTTGGGGGAAGAGGTCAGATTCGGGACTGGCAGGATCGTGAGCCAATGGTGGTTCTCGACATTCAGAGCTTTACTAAGGTGGATGTTGTTGTTAATCTGACAACATCATGGGGCGAACAATTACATCAAGTCTAAAAGGAATTATCCAAGGTGAAACGTCCGTCCTCTATTTCTGGCCGAAAGACAAAACGAAAACGCACAAAAAAAAGCTACATCGCCGAAAATTGCGTAAAGCTGATCGAAGCGGTCGTCGCCGAGGCGATTCACGAATATCGCCATCTTCGGGCCGGAGGAATCGTCGATAAACTTAAGAAGGTTGGATCTTTAAGTAAATACGGTTACGGAAAAGACAGTAAAGTAACCACGATGCGCCACGACGGGGAGGTGGTGGATCTCTTAAACTTTCTAAAATCTCCTGACCTAGATCTACTGCTCAGGATGTGCCATTCGCCTATCGACGGATCCACACTACGCAAAAGGTTGGATAAGCCTTATTACTCAGCATCAGCAAGGAATAAGGGGGCAGACGGGGCTTTCTATATATGATCTTTTCCCCAAGGATCCGGTTTCTTTGCGAGGAACGTTTCAAGGGGGTTATCCCTGAGCCTTACCCAGCGAGTCAGTTTCTTCCGGATTGGTATAAGAAACTTCCGCACCGGATAGGCAATCAGGGGTTAAGCAAGGGAACAGTCAAGAGATGCGCCCCATTCCTAGATTCTCTTTCCGCCGGCTTCATCATTCCTCTGGCCGGTGACGTTGAACTTGTTTCAACCGAGAAGGGATCGATTGTCGCAACGGATAGTTATTTCCCGACGAAAATCATAGGGATGCACCAACCTTGGCAGTTGGGTTGCGAGGCTCATCCATCCCATCCGGCCCAACCGCTTAAGTTCTCAAACTTCTGGCACATCCATGTTCCCGCCGGTTGGTCGGTATTGTTCGTGCCTCCCCTAAATAGGGCAGATCCTAGATTTGAATGTTTCTCTGCAATCGTTGAATGCGACAAGTTCAAGAATCAGATTAACTTTCCCTTCGTCCTTAAGGATCCGAAGTTTTCCGGAATCATCGAGCAGGGAACACCGTTGGTTCAGGCTATTCCCTTTAAGCGGTCGGAGATGGGCGGGAGACATTCTTGCGGGACGCTGAGTAAGAAGGATCTGGCTGAGATCAATAAAACAAAACTCAAGATGGATGCTCACGAATCGTATTACAGGGATCGGGTTTGGAAAAAGGACGGCAAGAGTCGATGCCCGTTTCATAGGATACTCGGCTTATGAGTCTGGATTCAGTAATCGAAACGAGTCCTGCTCTCTGGATGGCAACATCCGGAATTATTAAAAACAAGGCCGGTAATCTGGTTAGGCCCAAGCCGAATGATTTCCAAAAGTTCGTTTCGGAAGTAATTGAGTGGTGTATCGAAAATAGCGAGCGTCCTAGAATCGTTATTCTTAAGCCTCGTCAAAAGGGATCTTCAACGGTGTCCTGCGCTTGCGTCTATACGTTCTTGCGTCGCTTCTCCGGAGCTAGGTGCGCCTTGATCGGGGATGAGTTGGATACGTCAAACAATCTTGCGGAAATCTTCAGCCGGTATGCAGACATGGACGATCACGCATGGGGCAACGAATGGCATAAGACTAAGTTGGCATTCTCAAACGATTCAAGTTGTCACAAGGAAACGGCAAACGATCCACGGGCCGGCATGTCGTCCACCTTTCAGGTCGTCTTGGCGTCCGAGGTGGCACACTGGAAGAAGCGGGGAGAACGGAATGCCGAAAGCGTACTTCTTTCGATCCTGAATTGCGTACCCGATGAGCCGAAAACCCTAGTTATTGTTGAATCTACCCCGAACGGTGCGTCCGGTGCGTTCTACGAGAGGTGGCAAAAGGCAGTATGGTTTGAGGATTTCAAAAAAGGAAAGAAGGGAAACGGTTTTATCCGTGTGTTTTGGCCTTGGTATAGCTTTGCGGATTCGGTCGAGACGCTTCCGGCTCAAAAGGAGGAGGAAATTAAGGAGTCCATGACGGATTCTGAAAGAAATCTCATGGGTTTGGGTGCGACGATACCGAATCTTGCTTGGCGTCGCCGGATCGTGGGCGAAAAATGCGGTGGCGATGCCGAGCTTTTCAATCAGGAATACCCAACCGATGACGTTTCATGCTTCTTAACGTCAGGCCGGCCAAGGTTTGACCGGTCAGGGGTTGAGAGGATCGAAGTTCTTACCAGAAAAAAGCAGAGAACAGAAGGGGTATTGGATCCTTCCGGCAATTCGGTTGTGTTCCGGCCCACCGGATCTGCCGAAGCGTGGCTATGGCTATGGGAAAAGCCTGAGTACGGTCGCCGGTATCTGATTGGTGTCGATACAATGACGGGGGCAAGTCAGGTAGCAGGATCCACAAGGGAGCCGGACTGTCATTCAGTGATCGTGCTGGCGTCCGGAGCTTTCGTATCTGGTAAATGGATCCCGCCTTCCGTGGTTGGTAGGCTCAAGCCTCCTTGCAGGGTGGATATTGACGTTCTCGCCCTATTTGTGGACAGGCTTTCGAGGTTCTTTGGTAGTTGTATGGTCGTTCCTGAGGTCAATAACTCCGGATTGGCCCTTATCGAATTGCTAAAAGACGCCCAAACACCGATTTACCAACGTGAAATCTTCAATTTACGTGAATCCAAGAAGGCGAAGGCACTTGGATGGCAAACAACCGAAAAGACGAGGACGCTTGCGATTGAAACACTAGCGACGGCAATCAGGGACGGGGATATGGATGGTGGCGGAATCAATATCTATTGCCCGAACATCCTTTCCGAACTCAAGACATTCGTAATTACGGACTCCGGCAAGGACGAGGCGATGAGTGGAAACCATGACGACGATGTTTTGGCACTATCAATCGCTATGGCAACACTAGATGGTGCAACTCCCTACCTTGCGCCTTCATCCACAAGAGGACTGCCAAGGGATTTAATTAACGCCGAGAAGTCAATACAGGCAAACCGCAGAAGCTATGCTTGACGCACTAACGCACGAACCTAATTCATAGACAAAATGGCCGTATTTCCCCCAGCCCAGTATATCCAAGGTTACACTTCGACGGGGAACACCATATCCTTTACTATTGACGGGTACACGGGGAAAAGGGTTGCTAGTGTATCGGTGACTAATGGCGGATCCTACACGACGCCAACCGCTTCAGTTGCATTCTCAGGGTTGGATGGCAGTGGAGCAGTAGGGGAATGCTCGTTTGAGTTAAAGAGTCTAGATTTTGCATCGACTGGCGCAACGTCACTGATTTCGACATCACAACCAAACTCAGTACAAATAGATATTAGTGGAGATAGCAATGCGTCGCCGTTGTATGGGCTAGAATCTTTGTCTGCTTCGGGTGATCACTTTTACAATATAAATACCCTTCCAACAATATCAGTTTCAGGAGCAAATGGCACAAGCACAGACGCAGTAATATCATTTGATCCAACATCCTCGCTTCGTGTTGTCAGCTTAACAATCCCTACGCCAGCAACAGGCGGGGGCATCTATCCGATAAATGTGGGAACGCCAGTTCAGATTGTTGATTCATCTAATACGAGCGTAGTTCTTGGAACAGCAACAATAAACGCAGACGGAAACGGCAATATCCAAGGATCGATTGTAACTGTAAGTAGCTCGGAGAATGAAAATGGCGACATGGTAAGTAGCTGGACTACTCCTGAATCAAGGTCAGCACTCCTTGGTAGAACACTTAAACTCAAAACAACTGTACCATCCTACCTCCTTACCTCATTTACATCTTCCACTCAGTTTTATTTCAGGATTTATAACTCGCCAACTCCGGCCATTTCCGTAACCAACACAACACCGTTTTCCTCAGAAAGCACAACGATTGGTGTGGCAAGCAATACTGTTAAACCGGTAAGTTTTGTTCGGGCACAGGATGGATCATTATTCACTGCTGGATCTGGTGCGGGATATCAAGGCAGTTGGGAGGGTAGTATCTATTCTACTGAACCCACCCAAGGCACGGCACAATCGCCCGTCGCAACTATCAGCAGTGGGTCATCACAATGCAACTGGATAGGTTCTGGAATTACCTATCAAAATGCGGGCAACTCGTTTTGGATGGATAGAAGTATGCAATACAATAACCAATTTGGTGGAGGCACATATACTATTTATGAAAAATTGCAACTTTACGTTAATACCGCATCTGCCACGCCGTCAAATGTGATTAGCCTGACCAATGGAGCAAGATATTCTACACCGAACTTAAACCTATCTGTAACAAACATCTATACCAATCCTTTGGGTCAAGATCTGGCTACTGCATCGAGCTTCAACATTTCAACCACTCCAAACGATTTGAGTTCATCGGCTTTTGCCATCAGAACAGTTAAGATGGATCAATCAACAGCATCTTCAAGAGTAACGGTTACTGAATCTGGGAATGGATACACGGGATTACTTGCCGTAAGCCCCACCGGTCTTTATGCCAATTCGAATCTTGATGACGCCGTAACAACAAGCAACTTCACGCAAACCCTCAGACTCAAATCGGCGACGATAAATAAAAATAATGCCACTTATAGCGAACAACCAACAATAACAGTCTCCGGTGGTGGTATCGATAATTCTAGTGTAACTAAGATCATCAATTACAATGTTAAGAGTGTAACTATTACGAATGGGGGAACAGGCTACTCAACAAGCCCAACAGTAACGATTACAGGGAGCGTTACTTCGGGGGGTGTAAGCGCAACCGCAACATCAGCACTTTCGGCAACCTCAGCCGTTTCACTCCCAAACCTTATTGGAACCGAGGCAGATCAAACAACCGGAGACTTTCGTGAGGTATGCCACGCCTTATGTGAAATGATTGCACAAATAGATACCATTTGCGTAAAGACAGATCTTTCGACATCTCTTCAAACAAACGGTGTGGGGGTTGCGGATAAGTTCACCTTTGAATTTGATTTAATTCCGGAAACCGGATCATTGGTAATGGATCCTGAGCCATAATATGCCATACGACATATCACCCTCATCATTCTTTGGAACAGGATATTCGTATTCATCAGCAAATAAGGCGATTACGTTTAGCACTGCTAACTCTTCTCATGCAATTAAGCTAGCCGAGCTTACCAATAGTGAAGCAAATCAAACTACTGGTGACGCAAGAAAGTTGGCTTATGCAATTATGGTATTTATTGAGCAAAGAATAGCGCAACTTGGTGGAAATAAACCAACAAAAATGACAATCAGCACAGCAATTAAGAACGGAAGCATTCAGGCATCGTCAGGGGGCTTATTGAAAACATACGTGATAACATTCTTTCGAAGTAACTCATCTCATTACGACGTTACGCCTGAGTGATGCTTGACACCGGTTGTTGCCAATCTAACAACATTATATGGCTGAAAATAGCAACTTCTCTGCGCCTATTGCGGATACCGGTTATGGGGCATATTACGAAAAAAACAGGGCAAATGAGATAGCGAAGCGTCGAAACAGCACAAGTGAACGCCGGAGGAGACTTAGCGAAGCAGAGGAAAGTGACATAGCGTCTAAATCCTTGAGTTGGTATAAAGATCTTCCCGATAGGGATAAAGCACGTTATCGATTCGAGGCCGAAAAAGGTGCGACCGCTACGGATGCAGAAAAAGAAGCGTTTCAGGCTGAATTAAGCCAAAAATACAGTTTGTCCGGCAAAAGAAATACAACCCTTTCGCCTCAAGAGCAGTGGAAGGAGTACGATCAGAATGTTGGGACAAGTGGCGATGTAATGATTACAAATGCCGAAGGCAAGCGGGTTGTTGATCCAAGTTATAGTCAGGGTATTGTGGATTCATACTCAAAGAAATTTCCTACAACTGGAAACAACGCAAAACCCGTTCCTGAGCCTTCCTCTAATAACGGGGAAGTTCAGGTTGCAGGGGTAGCAAATGCAGAGGGTAAGGTTGGTGGATCTAAACCAGCAGGATCACCCCAACCGGCTGGATCTTCCCCTGAGCTTAACAAGGCCAAGGAGAACAAAGATAAACAAGGGTTCGGTTATACCGACTCTGAATCATATAGTGCCTTTAAGAAAACCCGACCCACTGCGGTTCAGAACTACGATGAACAATTTAACAAAGGCCCACTTGGAGGTCGATTAACTGATATTCAGAATGCTCAAGACGGGCTAGCAAGGCAAAGCCTCAACAGTCTTGATACAAGCGCAGGAAGCAAAATGGGTTATGCACGGGCTAGGAACGAGTACCAAGATGAACGTGAAAAGATTAAAATGGATTATGACAAGGGCATTCAGGCTAGCTCAAGAATGGACGATAGGGAAAGGCAACTGGCAAGTGGAAGAACACTTGGTTTTGACAGGGAGCGTGAGCGCACAGAAAAGGGGTATGTAGCTGATCGCACTGCCTTTGCAGACATCGACAAAAGAATGGGTGAGGCTCCTCAAATTGTTACGGGAAGAGAGCAGTCGGGGGGCATGGCAAGGACAACGATTAAGAATGCAGATGGTTCAACAGGATCCATGGCAACAACGTCACAATCAACCGACGATAAGATTGATGGGTTGAAATCCAATAGATACAAAGAGCTAGTTGCTGGTGGCATGGACGAAAAAAGTGCTAGGAATCAATCAACTAAGGACATTCAGCAGATTTACATGGCCGGCAATATCGACGATTACAACACAACCAATGGAAGATCCCCAACCAAGAAAGCGGATTACAATGCTCTGGACGACAAGGATCGAATCTCTGCTCTCGCTCGCAATAACTATGATGCGTCAAAGCTAGACTCTGATAAGCAGTATCAATCTGTATTAGCGCAACGAAGTGGCGATAAGAAGATCCAAGACATGTCAAAGGACTTCGATAAGCAGAAGATGGAAATGGCGAGCGCAAAACCAGAAGTAGCAAAACCTTATGATTTCTCTAAGCAAGATGGTTCTCTGGA